ACAAGAAGAAAAACTAGAAGAAATGATTAGAGAAAAACAAAAACACGAAGGACCAATAGTAATAGATTTAACAGGACCTGATGGAAATGCATACGCTTTAATGAGCTATGCTAGAAGACTTTGTACACAATTAAATATACCAGTAGAACCTATTATTGAAAAAATGATGAGCGGTGATTACGAAAATCTATTATCGGTATTTGATGATACATTTGGTGAGTATGTTATATTAGAAAGATAGTAAATTATAAATGAACTAAATAGAAAGACAAGTTTCAAATAAATTAATATTATGATACTAACCGAATTAATTACTAGACCTATATGCGTCTTGTGTGAATTTGAATGGCAAAAAGGTTACGCCATTGCTCAATTTGATAATTGTGATAATGAAATGAGACTTGAAGACGCGGATTTTAAATACATACATTTTAGGACTATGAAAAACTGTACATTTTACACTGACACAATAGGTGTATCTAATAATAAGCGAGAAGCTTATAGTTTTAACGAGTTCTTTAAAATTAATGTTTCATAACGGTTTGTATATGGCGGCCGCGCTTTAATGTGCTATACACGTTGTTGTACACTGTACGGAATATTAACAAATAAATATAATAAATATGAAAATTTACAAAATTGAGTGCGAGTGGGAAATGCCAACAGCACAAGGTACATTTAAAACTAGAGAAAAAGCACAAGAAGCTATTGATAAAGAAGCGTGGGAAGATTATACAGAATATACTTTACAAGAAGTGCAAGAAGATGGTATGGTTAGCATTGTTGAAATAGACGTAAAGTAGTATTGTGTACAACGTACCGCAGATAAGATTAGTTGCGTGAATAATGACATACTTAAATAAATAGATATGAAAATAGATTTAAAAGAATACATAAACGGTAGAGAAGATTTGTTTACAGCAACAAGTGTTTTAGAAATGGAACAATCTTTAACTGATTTTTTAAAATGGCATAAAGAGCAATTAACTTTATCTGGTGTTGTATTGCAAAGCGAACAGTTAGTTTGCGAAAAATGTGACGATGTTGGATGGATAACAGAGATAAGTGAAGGTGTTAGAACACAATCTTTATGTAACTGCCCTAAAGCAAACTAATTGCATACAACGTATTGTATATGCCACGTTGCGTAATTAATAGCAAAATTAAATAGATAAAGATATGAATAGATTTATGGGAATGATGCCATCTAGTGAGATAGCACAAGAAAAACGTTTTAAGGTTGGAATGAGCCAATTAATAGTAACGATACAAGCTGGTAAAAATGGATGGACTATACTATATGCAGATAGTTCTTCTGAATATAAAGATGAAGTTGATAGTGTAGAAAACAACTTTAAAAAAGCTATGGAACTTTTAAAGACACAATTTAGTGGTATAAACAAGGTTGGGTAATATTGTGCCTAACTAAGGCTTAATAACTAAAAAGGGTGTTAAATTAATAACACATTTTGAAACCAATTAATAAAAAAACAATGACAAATCAAAATTAAAGTGGGAAACAATAAAAATAAAGAACCAATAGGAAAATTTATTATAAATAATGCAAAAGGAACAGAAACACAAAATGGCGTTTACTACCACTACAGCGAGGTATGTGCTCTATTAAAAAAACATAAAGAGCAATTAATTTTATCTGGTGTTAGCCACCAAAGGGAACTGTTAATTGCGGAATTAAACAAAACCGACTTAGAATACATACACAAACAAGGATGCACTGATATTTTAGCAGAAGACCTACTTCGAGCAATCAATTGTGGCTAACTATGGTATAATAACACCTTAGATAAATAGACCTGGAAAGATTAATTAAATACATTATAGAAAAAACTACTAAGATGGTAATTAAATCATTTTTATACATTGCAATGTGGCGTTTAAGTTGCTTATAATTGTGCCATTATCGTTAATTATAGTATTGTTTAGGCTGGTACAATTCGGTGGTATAACATCTGAATATTACTTCTTAGACCCTAGTAAAAGTTTAATAGGCAGATTGTTTTATAAGTGGTTATCAAATGCAACATAGTTTATTCAAGTATGCACATATTACGAAATTAATTAAATATAAATTGAATATATAAACTAACTTAAGTTTAATATATATTCGATAATGAACACATTTAACGATTCAGAAGTACTAAAAAACTGCCTTGTCGGCGTAGAATTCGAGTTTTATTCAAATCTATCAATTGATAAAACTGCGAAAGAACTTGCTAGTTTATTAAATAAAAAGATTAGAGTAGAGAAAAAAGCACATAGTGACTTTGAAGTTACCAAAGACGAATTTAAAATAGAACCAGATATGAGTGGTGGTGAGAAGCTAATGGAGCTTGTTACAGGACCTCAAGAATATTACGGTGCAAGGTTAATGATTATAAATGTATGCCGTTGGATTGAAGAAAATGGATATACAAATAATAGAACGTCAATTCACTTAAATTTATCGTTTGATAAAAACAAAATAGAAGACAAGTACCGTATCTCTAAAATGAACGTGCTTAAGTTTATACTAGATTTTAAAGAAGATCAAGTATTCAAATTCTTTCCTGAAAGAAAAAATTCAGCATATGCAAAATCTGTAAAATTCGTATTACCTAAAACAGGTATGAGTTTATTTAACGGTGAGCAAATACATTCACAAAACTTCATTTATCCTGATTCTAAATACTACGGAATCAATTTCGACAAAAGACATAAAAACTACTTAGAATTTAGATATATTGGAGGAGCTGACTGGGAAAAGAAAACTTCAACAATACTTCACATGTTAGATCAATTCTTAATTCAACTTTGGAATTCAACTATAGATAACCACTTCACACCACTGAACGCATTAGAGCTAAAGAAAATACTTTCTGATAATCAACGTATTATAGATGCAAGGAAAGATTGGAGATTTATAGAAAAAGAATGGAATGACGTTACCTTTACAGTTGACCTAGTTAAATATCCACAAATATTAGATCTACATTGGGTTAACATTAAAGAACTTGTAATGAAATTATTCACGCACGGTACTTTAGTTAAGGGCCATATAAACTACGATACAGATACTGGAAAGGTACAAGTACAAAATGGAGAACTTAGATATTGTGTTGATCTTGAAAGATACGATTTTATAGATTGTAAGGTAAGAGGTGAATTAGCACACTGTGATTTATTCAAGTGTGAGATTGAAGGATCAGATATTAATTACTGTAATTTTTACGATAACTGTGTAATAACTTCTTCGAAGATTAAAAGTAGTTATGTTCATCAAAGTGTCAATATTAAAGACGGTTATATATACGGTGATGGAATACTAAAGGGTTCTATGGAAGGCGGAATATTCAGAGAAGGAAGATACGATAAAAAACAAGCTAGATTTAAAGATACTGAAAAGATCTTATATAAAGAAGTTTAAAAATAATAATAAAAAATGAGTAATATTTTTGTAGGTGAAGAGTCGTGGTTAGAAAATCCTCAATTTGGTAGTAATTGTTTTAATGAATTTGTTTTAGAATTAGCGGATGACGTTACAGGTTCTTGCATGATTCCGATGAATTTACCAAAGAAAGAAGTTCAAAATATTGTCAAGAGAGCAAAGAAGTGGTTTTATAAAAATTATGAATACTCGGTTAAAGAAAGTTTAGTAGTAATACCTGTAGCTTTATTTTCTACAGAGTATTTTAAGTCTAATAGATCTATTACGTTACCGGGTCCTAATTCCGAAACAGGAGGAAATGAAATATATTCAGTATATGGATGTGCAGAAACAGGATCAAGATATGGTGGATCTTCAGATATGAATTTTAATCAAGGTGATTTTTCAGCAGAAAGAATGATGCATAATGGAATGTCAGGAGGATCTCAAACTGCAGCAGGAGCGGAAAACTTACAAGCATATGTTATTAATGAAAGTTTTTATGATCTTGCTAGACAGATCATTGAAAATCCAATTAGTTTTCAATATAGTCAATTAACACATGAGTTGAAATTCACAGGAGGAACTCCATCAAAGAATGTTATATTAGAAGTTTACGAAACAATTCCAGAATGTGCATTATTTGGTGATGAAGCATTTTTTAGATATTGTTCCGCCAAGATAAAAATATCACTAGGGCAGAAATTAGGAATCTTTGGATTCACTCTACCAGGAAACGTTACAGTAAATGCAGACCTTATTCAAGGAATGGGAGAAGATGAGTTAGACGCGGTTATCGAAGAGATTAAAACTGATGAAGGAACTGATTGGATGATGCATTCTTAAAAGGATATATAATTATATGGAATTTTACATTAAAAATATAGGTGAACCTAATTACAAGCCAGACGCACTCCAACAGGATGCAGAGTTGTCTATGTTATTAACTCAGATAGAAACTGTTCTTTTTACTAGAAAGGGAGAGGTTTTAGGAGCACCTGATTTCGGTGCTAATTTAGAAGATCACGTATATGAATTAAGATATAATGATTACCAATTAAAGAAAATAATAGATGAACAGTTGAATGCACATGTGCCTTTGGCTAGAAAATATAGTGTAGATGTCACTGTTGAAATGGTAGAAGATGCTACACGACATGCAATGTTTTTAGATATTACTGTAGATTCTAGATTTCAGTTAGGAGTTTACATATAAAATTATAAAAAAATACAAAATGCCTAAATTTAATTTTTTAAATACAACTAGAATAAAAGCAAACGAAATGATCTCCGATACGAGATCATATATTTCTCGTATATATGGAAGAACTGGTGAGTTATTTACAACAGCTTCACCTTTCTCTCAAATTCTTGATGTATTGTCAGAAATAACTAAACTAATATTCTTCTACGTAGAGGATGCTACGGTTGAGCAAAATATGTTAACTGCACAGAATCCAGAATCTATTTATGGATTAGCTAGGTTAGCTGGTCATGATGCATTTAGAGGAGCAAGTTCTTATGGTGAAGTAAAAATAAGATTGAGCACAACATCTTTAGAAGATATTGCAGGTGATGCTCTTAATATATCTAAGAATTCTATAATTAAATGCACATCAAACGGATTAGAATATATCTTAAAAACAAACAATGATAAGTTTAGAATAGATAAAGGTAGTTCAGATTATATTTATATACCAATATCGCAAGGGAAAATTGAATCGCAAGTTGTAACTTCAACTGGTGAAAAATTACAATCATATAATATAGTTGTTAGAGGTAATACAGATCATCATTCAGTTAGAGTTAGTATTAACAGTGAATTATGGACTAAATATGATTCATTATATGATATGAAGGTTGGAACTAAGGGGTATTTAGTTAAAACGGGTATTAATGGAGGATTAGACATTTATTTTGGCAATGGTTCATTTGGTATGATACCTACAACTGGAGCTTCAATTAATGTAGAATATTTAAAGACTGACGGAGCTAAAGGAAACTTAACTGGTTCTAAAGATCTTACATTTAAATTTATAACTCCTGGTTTTGATTCATTAGGAGATGAATATGATTTAAATGAATTGCTAGAATCTTCATTTACAACTTCCCCTAAAATGGGAGCAGACCCAGAAGACATTAAATTAACTAAACTAATAGCACCATTACAATCACATTCATTTGTATTAGCTAATCCAAATTCATATGAACATTTTCTTTCAAGATATGGAATGTTTTCTTATTTAGATGCTTATAATACAACAGATGATGGGTATATTGATGATGATAATGTAATATATTTATTTATGTTACCTGATACTGCAAGAAAATTAACAAATAACAAAGATTATTTTAATTTGGAGTTAGATGAATTCTTTTTCTCGAGTGACGAAAAAAATGGATTTTTATCACTACTTGAAAATAGTGGACAACAAATGGTTACGACTGAGGTTAAAATAGTAGAACCTATTTTACAGTATTTTAGAATGGATATAAAACTTAGATATTTCGAAGGATATCACAAACCAACTCTTTATTCTGAAGTTCGTTCTAAGATTTCTGAATATTTAATCAATATAACAAGAAGAGATCGTTTACCAAAATCAGACATTATAGCAATATTAGAGAACGTAGAGGGTATTGATTCAGTTAATGTTAGATTTATATCTAAAGCTGAAGAAGATGCGAGGAGACTAGGCTATTATGTATTAGACAAGGTTACAGTTACCCCTTCTACACCAATACTTGAAGATATTGGAAACGGTAAATCAAGGTATGTATTCTTTAAAAGAACAGTCACTCAACAGAAGATAAACTTCGAACCAAATAGTGCACTACCTGAAGAAGTAATTAACTTGGATTCGTTTGGAGACATAATATTAAGCAGAGAAGAAGTTGCATTATTTAGAGGAGGATGGCTAGACAGAGATAATGTTGTAGTTTTAGATGACGCTAAATTAGGAGAACAAGGAGCTCTTTCAGTTTATTTTGATGAACCAGCTGTTCCTAATACTATTTTTTCTAAAATACAAGCTAAAAATAGAAAGCAGATATAATGGCATCATTAATACAAAATCTGTTTAAGAGTAGACAGAAAAGAACGTATAGTGTTAGAGAAACGGCGGTCGATAATCGTAAGAACAAAGTTAATGATTATACTAATAATGTTTTAAAGAACTCATTATCTCCTTACATTTACAGAAATGCTAGAATGAATGACTTTGTAATTTTAATCCAAAAGATATTGTCGGATCTTATTGATTCAGTTACATTTCTAAAAGGCTTTAAATCGTACACAACAAAAAAAGACTATAAAAACTTTAGATAATATGGCTTATAATAATCTAAGATTTTTTGATAACGAGTCCAACGACTTAAATTTAATATATAATTCTGAATTAGAGTTATGGCAAGGTGTTTCATATCTTCCATTGGTTTCTACAGGATTATATGAAACCTTGACTTTACATATTTTAGAAGAAGTCGAAGGACCTTTAGGTGAAGATTTGCATACTACTCCAATTGCTGAAGCAGATGGTGAAGTGAGCTTTAAGTTTAGATTTAATGATGACTATAATACAAGTACCGATATATTTCTATATAGTGCGAAGGCTGAAGCTGGTGAATTTAATATTAAAATAGATAAAGAACAATCAAGTAGTTTACTACCATCAAGCACATCTAGCCAAACATTTATTGGTAAGAAGTTAGTGACAGGCCAAATACATGCACGTCCTATTGTTGTACAAGCTGCTCTATCGTCAGATACTGAAGGTTTTCACATTAGAACTTTAAGCGTTATTGAAGTAGTAAATGGTATTGAGACAAGAGAAATTGCATCTATAAAGGTATATGGTGAGGTTGAAGGAGAAGACGAGAGATTAAAGGTTTTGTTAGATAATATGGGTATGAATCTTGATAATTTAGATTATTATATCTTTAGGGATTCTAATATACAAGAGCAATCACCTGATCATATAATATTAAATCAGAAACGTAAAGAATTATTACTACAAGCGTCTCAAATTAAACCATTTATAGGAACATACAAAGCTATATTAAACGCTATTGATTTCTTCGGATATGATAAAATAACTTTAAAGGAATACTGGTTAAACATTAATGAGCAATCTGAAAATTTCGGAAAACTAAAGGCGGTTGCCATTCCAAACCAAGATACTATTGGTTTTTTAGCTGATAAAAATAAAGGAAACGATTTACCTAATTCAAATCAGAAGAAAACTTCTAGGTTCTCATTAGTATATCGATTAAATGCACCAACTGGTTTACAAGACGAATGGGATATCCCTACCGTTAAAGAGACTATGGATTATAGCCCTGATGAAGTTTTAATTAAGTTATATGGATTAAAAAAGAAACTACAAAAAGAATATCTTCCATTACAAGCTAAAATAGTAGATATAACTGGAGAAGGTGACTATTTCTCTCAGTTTAATCAAAATGTATGGAACAATCAACATAATATTAAAGTACAAAATGCAGGTGTTGAGTTCAAGACCACTAAAGTACCAGCAAAAAGAGATATATTCATAGAAGATCTCCGTAAAGTAGATTACAGACTTACTGGTATTAGACAAGACTTTAATTCAATATCAAAAGATGATAAACTGAGTATTGTAGAGTCTATTAATAATTTCTATGAAGGGTATTATGATAATAATTTAAATACGTTTAATACAATTGATGGAATTCCAATTGGAGCTCCTATCTCTTTGCATGTTAAAGGAATAGAAGATGGTGAATGGAATCTAGCTGATCTTACATGGGAAGATGCTGAAGATGCTGAAGTATCTAGTGCAATACAAGTAATGAAAACTGATGCATCTGCTACAAATGAACAAGGTAATATCTTAGATTTATATATGGCAGATCATGATTCTACTATTAATAATTTATTAACGTGGGAAAATTGGTGGCATCGTGGTGTCTATGAGATTGAATGGGTATTAACAGGACCTAGGGATTACAATAGATCTTTTAGAGGACCTATTGATGAGTATAATAACATGCCGTTAACTTTACCGTATGCTGGATCTTATAGTGTTGAAACTAACTTATATGATTTATACAATGTTAAAAGTACTAAGATTAACAGCGAATGGATAGAGGTTAAGAATAAAAACGTTGAAATTTACGGATTAACTCAATTAGCACCTCCTCAATTAGACTGGAAAAATTACAAACATGCATGGGATAATAGTGGATCAGATTGGGATTGGTCTAGAGAGAATTTAATTCCTGTCAATGACGTTATTGGTACATACTATTTAACAATGGATCGTAGTAATTATGTTTATGATGAGTTTGACGTTGGAATACAACACTCTACTGTTAGAAGGTATTTAGATGTTTTAAAACCTAGTGGTTTTAATGAAACACCTGGACCGTATCAATGGGCTGATCTTAAAACACATGTATGGGATGACGGACCTGAAGTAACTTGGAAAATGACAAGAATTGGCGGAGATATAAATTCATCTTTTCAAATTAAAATACTAGGAGAGTCTAATGTACATCCTATTATGATTGAACAAATTAATCCGATGGATGGTAAAACTATTACAGATTCTTACATAATAACAAGTGATTTCCCTAACGGAAGTCCTACTGATTTATTAAAATGGCAAGGAGTTGTTGATGAGTTATCTAGTTTAGATTCAATAGATCACCCTATATTAACTAAATTTAATTTTAATCCTATTTTTAAAGATGTTGATAATGACGGCGATTTAGAAGAGAACACGGTAGATGAATGCATATACATATTATGTGTTGGTAAAGAAGCTACTCGTAGTTATGATTTTAGTAATGTTTACTTTAATAATGACAATATAGATAGTATGATTGTTGAAAAATTAAACTTCATAAGTTATAACCCAGGTTTTGATGATACATATATAATAAATAACTTGGTTGAATTACATAAATTAAATCACGTTACGTTTTCTTATGATTTAACAAACATGCCTGGGATAATTTCAGAACAGTGGAAAGTAATTAATAATACGTTAAATGTAGAAGATATATATTATAATAATCCAATACTAACTCATTTATTTAAACATAAAGGATATTACACGGTAGAATTGGATTTATTAGATTCTAACGGAAATACGAATACAACAATTAAAAATATTTTAAACATAATTTAAATGGCAAGTCTAACAAAAATTTTAGGAACAGATAGTTTATCTTCATCAAGGATAGTAATTAATGATAACTTCGAATCGATTAACGATCAAGTATCAAATATTGCTGATCTATTAGATACAGATTCACAATCTTTAACGCTTACTGGTAATATTGGTGCATCTGGTTTAAGCTTAACAAATAACGGGACATCATCTTTTATAGTTAATTCATCAGACATAACAGCTTCGTTACCTGTTACATTAAACGGTTCTTTAATATTAGCAGGTGGAATGCGAGACTCTATTGCGGAGGTATCTGTAATGCCATCTGAGCAAACATATTTAAAGACAACTTATATCTTAAATGCCGATGATTTATCTGGAGTTAACATAATAAGCAATGGAAGTGCTGGTCAAACAGTTACATTTATAGCATCAGGAGCATCGGGTGCTACGATAGATGCTACAAATATAGCAGGAGTTGCAACTAACTTTGTAATATATGATAATGGGACATTAACTGTTAGATATGCTAATGGATATTGGTATGTTATTTCACATGCTAACACTACATTAACATTTTAAAAAAATTAAACAAATAAATGGCTACACCATTAATTAGAATTCCACAGGAACAAGGAGGTACTATGTATGCATTTTCTAGTGCAGCTAAGGACCTTACTCGTGCATATTATAATCCGGATATTGTTTTTGAATATTCAAAATTTGCATTGTTAGATATGCCAGTTGTCGCTGAGCCAACTGAAGGTGCAACTAGTAATTATATTCAATTTGATAATTTATACGAAGGTGGTCCTGTAGATGGAGGTGGATTAGCACCTAATTATGATGGAACAGATCCTGATGATAATGCAAATAGACATTTTGCACAGTCTTTTCAAAACTATGCACTTAACTTAGAAAACTTTATCTTATCCGATGACGATTTTGATAATACATTATATGATTCTGATTCTGAAAAGATATTTTTTAAGTGGCTAAATCACATTGGAGCGTTTAGAACAAGGACAGCCAATTCTCAAGAAGTAGAAGCCGGTTATAACAGGAACGTTGAAGAGGATGATTCAATACAAACTGGATCAGAATATAGCCAAGTTGTTAAATACCTTGGAAATGTTGATGTGACTAACGATAAAAATTATAACGGAGACACATATAATGAGGTTTTTGTAAATGTACCATCATCTGTTGGATATACACCTACTGTTTTATTTAAATCATCAAACTATAATACAACTGCTACTTCATATATACCTAAAACTTCTATTAATGGTAGAGAGGGTCAAAATCACCCTGATTCAAATATAAATTTAAGATCTATCGGTGATTCATCAGATGGTAGCTTAAATATAAATACAAACGAATCTTACAATTATGGAATTGAGTGGAATTCAGCTACTTATTCTAATATTGTTAACGATAAAAAATTAAACAGCCTTTTAGATTTTTCTAAAAGAGGTGGAGATTTTAGATTTAATGCTATATTAGTTTATTATGACGTTTATTCTAAATCTAATCCAGGAAATAGATCAACTAACTTATATGGTGTTATAATACTAGATAATTTTAAATATGATCCAGGAAGTACTGGATGGTCTTTACCCGAACTAAGTAAAAATAAGCCAAATGAAGTTACTGGATTAAATGGTAATGCGTTTGCATTAAAATTAAATGTAAAATTCAATTCTTCATTGGATAATGTAGGTATCGAGTCTAATATTAATGACTACTCTACCTTTTCTATGGATATATTCTTTGATTCAACAAGTGCTCTTGAAAATGCAGCAAAAGTTTTATCAGAAGCAAATCACAAACATAACGACTTATATGTTAGATTAAATGAATTAGAAAACGTATTGTTAACATCAGTAGAACAATCAACGTTGATATCTAAAGTAGCAACTATGGAAACTGCATTAGAAGCAGCTTCATTAAATTTTAAAAATGCTGGATCTATTTTAGATCTTATATCATCAACAAATAAAAGATTAAATCAAGTAATTAGCGGTACTATACCAACTGAGGTCCAGTATAACACTGATGTTATAGGTTCAGGAGATGGTGTTGTTATTGATAAATCAACTCCTAATAAAATAAAGATTAATAATACTAATTACGGATATTACATTAATAAAACTAATATTTATGATTATAATTCTAATCAAGTATTAGGGGATATTAATGCAAATTCACCATTGAATCCTTCTTTAGCATCTTCCGGATTAGGAATTTGGACTAGGATTAAAAAGTATGATAACTTGATTAGAGTGTTTTTAAATGAAGAGACATTCTCAGATGATTTAGATATATACTTAGACGATAGTGTTACTTCATTTAAATTAGGACAAGTTATCAAAATAACTTTTAAAAATCCTATAGTAAATCTAGATAATAACGGTATCAAAATATATGTAGGCAAAAGCAATAAGTGGGTATTAAAGAATTCGATTAACTCCGGAGAGATATTAAGTAACAAGCCATATATTGAATTAGTTTGCGTTGACGAAATAAACAAGACATTCGAACTTGAAATTATAAGATAATTATGAGTGCACAAAATTCAATATCACAATTACTTGAACAGTTTCTAGAATTAAACACTAATTCATTAGAAACTTTTAATCGTATTAATGAAGCGATCTCTACTGACAAAGAAACTGTCACAGTAGATCTATGGGACCCCACTAATGAGGGTGTTAAATCTGTTCAAATACCAGCTTTCGGTTATTTAAAGAGAGAAATCGAGAGACTAAATACTAATTTAGAATCGATGACTGGTATTGAAGGTAGCGGATCAAATGTTAGGTTAAAGGATGGATCGTTCAGAAAATTATATACATCTAGACTAAAGGGTCCTTCTAAGCCAATTGAATCACTTGCAGCGCCAACTAAATTTAACACAAAACTAAATTCATTCTTTGAAAATTTCTTAAATCCGTTACTAACTATTAAATTAGATGTTAGTGGCCAACTTCCTGTTGAAACTGAAAGAGTTTACATTGAAAGATTTATATTTGACTCAACAGATCCTACTACATTGGATCAGTTTGATGAACTATATAAAGGAGAAAGTGAAATAACATATAAAGCTATTCAAACAGCAATTGCTGAAAATGGATTAAAACATTATTTAGATTCAGAGGTTATTGAAATGCCTGTAAGAACTATAAGATATTATGGAGATTTTGATATAACCAAAGTATCTAATGAACAAAGGTCACAGGTTGTCGACGGTGTGACTCGAACCAAGACTATTAAACTATTCACTTTAAATAAGCTAACGTTCTCAGACGCATCTAAAACGATCCAGGACACTGAAGTTTTAAAGGTTGCAGAGTCACTAGTTATTAACTCTGGAGAATTAAGAACACGATACATTGTTAAAGCAATAGATAACTCAACATCACAAGTTGAGTTAGAATTAATTGAAGGATTTGAACCTATAATGGTAGGATCAAATATGTTATCAGTATACAAAGACATCGATGTTGATTTAGGAGTTGAAATAAATATCGGATTTGACGAAAGACAAGTTGTATTTATTAAGCCAATAGACCCTGTTTCAAATATACCATCAAATGAGTATTCACCTGGTATTGGATTCTATTCAAATGAACTACAAATTTCTGCTGTTGATGGAACTGTAAAAAACCTAGCATCATATTACAACGAAGAAGTTGCAGATTTTGGACAGTTTATTAAAGGACTTAGTGTTGATTACATACCGCCATCAAGTGTTGGTATAGTACCAACTACTCCTACGGTGACTGTTGATAATTTAAAAGTTGTTCAAATAAATAAACATTTAACTGACAATACTACAACTAAAAAAATTAAACAACTTAAAGCAGATAAAGCTTCAGCTGAACAAAGTTTATCTAATATTAACGAGGCTATACGAGCTAAAAAATCTTTATTAAACACTAAGAAGTTTAAATCTAAAGTTGCTAAAAACAAACAATATAATGAGTTTAGATCTCTTGTTAGTGAAAGAGAATCAGAATCTAAGTTATATGCATCTATAGTATCTGAAATAAAGGCATCAGCAGAGTCTGCTGATATTACTAAAGTTACTCCAAAATATAGAGTTAGAGGATTTTGGCCAATACCAGAACCTAAGACAATAGGTGAAGAAGTTTCACAAGAAGTAGTTCAATTTAAGATTAGATACAGATACGTATCTACTTCTGGTAAAACTAGCCAGGTTGAACAAATAGGATTTAATGATTCTACTAATCAAACTAATAAGACTGCAGCTTTTTCTAATTGGGTAGAAGTTTATAGTCCTGTTAGAGAAAGGGAATTAAATGAAGATGGTAAATATTTTTGGAGTATTCAAAGTGAAGAAGATGCACAAGTTGTTAATTTTAATTCATTAGATGTTCCATTAAGCTCTGGAGAAATTGTAGAGATTATGGTTAAATCTATTTCTGAGGCAGGATATCCTGCTAATCCTATAATGAGTGATTGGTCAGAAATTATTAAGGTTGAATTTCCAGATGGGGAACTTTCAACTGATTCAATATCAAGTTTAATTAACCAAAACGAATTAGATAATTTAAAAGTTACACTAAACGAAGATTTAGAATCTGTTGGATTGTATGATCACATTGGTGATTCTTTTACGGTTAACGAAACTTATTTTGCACATAATGGAGCTGCGTTAGCTTCAGGCTTTTTAAGTGGAGAACAAAATCCTATTTCAGTTTATGATAAGCTTTTAGAACTTCAAAATGAAATAAAAGTATTAAGAGCACAAATTGAAAGAAAGGTAGGGGAACTATTAGTACAGATCGTTGATGAAGATGGTAACGTAACGCCAGTTACTAACAATAGTACTGTTAAAGTATTCGGTGGATATTACGTAGATGAAATACCTTCCGAGGATTATAAAGGATTTATTGTTACTAAAAACTTTAAAATAAGACTAGCAAATACACAAGCATCTGATTTAGAATTAATAGCTAGAGTATTGGGGGACGTTGAAAAACCAGCTCCTTCTTCTAGCAATGCAAGAGTGTTTGGATTAAGAACAAGAGAAATCGCTTCAGAAGTTTCATCAAATACATATTATACAACAGAAGGTAATTATGATATGGTACCTATTGTTTATCAGAATTTAGATTCAGAAGACGTTGGTATTGGTAGTCCTAGTTACTTTAATGAAAGTCCAATACAATCAATGCAACTAAAGGGTCAGTTTATTTATTCTAGATATAAGAATATAGCAAATGATGATGGATTGTATTTAAATGAAACAGACGGACAAAGTGGAGATATAGATCATTTAGATATATCAGGGGTTGATTCTTACGAATATGGTATTTCGACAGCTTATAATATACCACAACCAAGCACTGTAACTGATACAGGAAATACAGATCTAGAATATAAAGATTTTACAAGTCTTTCTCTTCCCGATAATCAGCCAAGCGGATCACCCCTTGATGATTTTATATGGAATGGACATATTGGCGATGAACCAGCTGAAGGTCCTGATGGAAAAACTAGAGGTCTAATTGAAACGTCTTTAGTAGGAACAGATATTTATGATTCAAACATACTAATACATATTGATCATCCTATTGCTACTGGTGGATTTAATGCTCTTGAAATAGCTTCAAACGGATTTATTAGTATGCCAAAAACAACTCCTAGGAGATCTTCTGATTCATTCGGTAAAAAACAAACACCATTTAGAGCAATTTTAGCTAAAAATAATGAAGGTGAATTTATTGCTAGAAAAGCATTAAAGAATTCATTTGAACCGAATGACCAGTATTTACTTGGAGCAAAATCATGTGGATCTTTTCTATATATTTCACCTCTTAGTAAACAATCGATAGTCGTTGATTCAAGTAATAAAAGAGGTAAAAAAGTAATACCTGGTAATAGTGAGAATTCGATAGTAGTTGACCTTGTTTTCCAATATAGAATGACAGATTATTATGGAGTAGGATCAACTGGTTCTGGTAAAGTTGGTGGTGTTTCTAGTAATACATTTGGGAACTTAACTTATTCTAAGAAAATAGGAATAGATATCTTGGATTCTAATGATAATGATTTTCAATTTGATATTGAGGTCTATTCTAAATATAAGGCTACTGGTAAGAACGTTAATGCTATAACATCATCAATGTTAGATAATTACAACGATAGTGGAGTGTATAGCTCTGGAAGTAATCTTGTTGATTTTTCAACACCAAATATAACAGAGACTAATATATAATATGCTATAGAAGACTCTTAAAAATTATGATATATAATTTAAATAAAAAGAGTCCAATCGATGGCTATAGATTTTAACACAGAAAATAACGCAGAAAATTTATCATTTGCACTTCTAAGAACTAATCCAAAACTAGCTAGTAACTTAAAGCTAGTTGTGGATTCAGAAGATAATATATTTATGAGCTCTTTTAAAGCTAATAAGGTGTTATCTGCTGTAAAGTATCAGAAATTCGAGATTTCTGATAGTGGTATTTATTCTAACGATGTTGCTCGTTTTTTTAAAGGAACACCAGGTAACGTAAGATACCAAACTTTAAGAACTTCTTCAGATATTACTCCTTATTCAGAGTATTCTAATCAATATGAAAATCAATATAATTACGGAGCAAGTTTTAATTCTACTAAACTATATAATGAGCAATATAAGATATTTGCGCCAATATGGTTAGATAGAAGAATTCCAAGAAAATTTGTAATATATCGAGCTTTAGGTGTTGACTATCGAGAAGAATATGACGAGAATACAACAGGTCAAAATTCCAGAATATTAGAATTATTAGAATCGGCTACTATTGTTAAAACATTCGATCTTACACAAGACAGTAAAATAGGAAAGTATTTAAACACACATGTTTTAGATAAAGGAATGCCAACTTCTTCTATTGATTTTAACTTTTCAGAATCAGGTGCTATTCAATATAAAGGAATAGATACAGATAATGGAGGCTTTGTTTCCAAAAAAGATTATATAGCGGATGACTTTATTAGAAAGGATAATTTAGAAATTGACTCTAATGGGCTAATAACACAAGGATTTGAAAGTCATAAACTTATTTCTGCTAATTTAATAAACATGGAGTTTATGTTTGATGACCATTCTGCTGAAAACTATAAAATTTATAGGTACTTTGGATTGTATGTCGACGACATTAATGAAGGATCATTTGACATAGATACTGTATCGAGTGACGGCATCATAAGTATTAAGCCAAATAGCACTACCACAACATATGACGTTGACTCTGCTGGACTTACACATGAAGATATGTTATTAAACACTTCAGACTTAAAGTTACCTATATTGTCTTATATCAACATAACGGATGACTTGTATTTGCATGTTGATAATAATAAAATTGTCTCTGGATTAAGAATGCACGTTAGCGGAATAGATACTAATATAAATACAGAAGGATTTGTAAAATCTATTAATAAAGTAAACTCAATTCCAAAAAAGATTTCAAATAAAGGATTTATAAGAGCTGAAGTGCTCAAAAGGCCTAGTAATAATGACAGGTTTTATATAGGAGATAAAACTGAGATTGAACTAGAATCTTATAGTTTATATAATTTTACTATGATAGCAGATGATTCTTTAAAGCCAGGATCATTTATAAATAATAGATTTTCTTTAGCAGGTTCTCTTAATCAGATTGCGATTGCAATAAGCAGGTTAATAGAATATAAAACAGAATATAAAACATATTATAAAGGTTCTACATTTACAATAGAAGACTATGCTAGTGGTAATAGTAGAAAAAGAATGTCGTTTGGTGTATATGATGCAAACAGCGTTGATTTCTTAAACGTTATTACTGGTGAGTTAAATGATATTGGTTTATTAAGCGCTGTTATTCCACCTAACGAGAGTTCAGATTTTACAAAATGGAATTTGTATACAACATCAGGTGGATCAAATGCAGGATCTTCATTTTTAGTAGACGTGGAAGAACTTGGAGATATTAAAGTAGGGCAATATGCTAAACATAGAAATCTTACTAAATACTCTAAGATAACTAATATAGTGCCTGATTTTTTAGATGAAAACATATATAGAGTTATTTTTGATAGAGAATTCAAAGTTCCTGTAGATAATGTTATACAGATGTATAATAAGATGCGACCTGCTTTTGGTAAATTTTCAGCATATGATCTTAAAGATTTTGACTTTGATTTTTATAGTACATCAAACTCCGATATATCTGAACTAAAACATGAAGAAGATCCTGGCTATTTTACAGGATTGTCTCCCATTTTATATCAGGAAGCTATTGATTCAGATTTTAAATCCAAAGATATTAAGTCAGAGTATGATAGGTTAAACGAGAATAAACTAAAGGAAACATCTTTAACAAGTAGAATAGTGCCTACTATTATAAAATTTGCTTTAAAAAATGGAACAAATGCAAGGAATCTTCCATACATATTAAACACTAATGAAGCATTTGGTCCTAATAATCTTTCTCCTGAAATTCAGAATGAATCCGGTAGAAATGTAGATCAATTAAATATGGAGCATTTCCACTTTAACCAGATACCTTTAGATTATTATTCAGGAAATAAGTTAAAGAGCTTGTCATCATATACTAGTTCAGTATCTGTTGATGGTATTTCTATAGAGCAATTAAAGTCAAAAGAAGTAGATTATTTTAGCTTATACTTTAAATGGAATGGAACATATAATAATGAGACATCCGAGTGGGTAGATGATAAGTTTAAAAAGCTATACACTGAATTAGATAAAGGAACTAATGAATTAGAACCAAGTACTGTTTTTAGGGGATTAAGATATGTTTACAAAAAAAGAAAAGAATTTAAAGAAAGTGCTCCAACTTCTTTTATTAAAACATCAGAAACTAATGGATATAAGTTTGGTGTAACTTTAAATTATAATACTGGCGTAGATATTAATAATAACTCAGTGGACTATAACGTTATTAAAAATGATGTACATAAATTTATATGTGTTATTATTAATATAAACGTAAAAGATAATAATATTAAATCACTTAATAGAACCTTAATGTATGACGCTGTCGATATTAAAAAAGGGGAAGATACAACTGATAATATAATAGACAATGATCTTCAGTTTAGTGTGGATTTAGCAAGTGTACCGTTTGCTAATAATAAAAAACAAGTACCATTAAACGCAGCACCTTTCTCTATATTTGAAGGAAATGCAGATTTTATTAATAGTATAAATAGAGATAGTGAAGGAGAGTATTCGTGGTTGGTTTTTAGTTATATTGAGAATGACGGTACTGCTGATAACACAGAGGAGTACTCTACTGAAAATGAAATGTTCGGATGTGTTAAAGTTATTTCAGTAGTTAATAATCAACAGTTAATAATCAACGGAACTGTTTTGCATTTTGAAAATAATACTGAAAACAATCCTAACATAACAAGGGGACCTGTTTTTAACGCACCACCTATTGATTTAAATATATTGAAAAAAATACCATGGAATAGTAGAGTCTTTTATTGGAAAGCTGGAGCAGGTGGTTGGAAAAACCTACTAGAAGAAATAGTTTCATATAACTTTGCTAAAAGATTTAATCAATATGGAGACATAACATATACTACTGTTAACAAAAATGAAGAAATCAATAACGGTTTTGTTTTAGAAATACAAGACGGTATTGATATTGTTAAGCCTTCTGTATTAGATAATGCATCAGATAGTGATAGACCAAAATCTTATCAATTATCTTCAACTGAGATCGGTAAGGTAATTAAAAAGAGAGAAGACGGTGGATACTTCACTATATTGAAAAGAATGAATGGAGAATATAATCCATTGTTTAAAGATTGTGTAGGTTTTACTGATATTCATAATATACAAAGCACGTATATTCCTGATCTAGGATTTAAAACGATAGACAATACTTTGATTAGCGATGTTAGATCTAATTTGATTTATAGTAAATTTAAAAACTTAGGAGTTGCGTTTGCTTCTTATAAGAACGTAGATGATTCTTATGGATTTATAAACAACATACACTATCATAAAGTAAATAATGATAATTCTAAAAATCTACTAAAACTATCAGAAACTTCTGATAAGCTTCCGCTATATCCTTTAATTGGCGAAATAGCTATAGATAAAAAAGATTTAAATATTTTTAAATCTAAGTATTCTAGCAATTATTACACAAAGTCATTACCTGGTGGCAGAACAGAAGAAATACATGGAACCAGAAGTCCAGTTGAATTAAAATCATTTATGGTTTCAACAATCATGAAAGTAAAAGATAAATATGATTTAACTAGATTTTCTAGAACAACAGAAAGTTCAATTGATTCGTTAGATCATGTTAGATTTAATAAATTAAATGAAACAGCTATTCATTGGATTGAAGAAGATTCTAGGATTATTGCAGATTTCTATTTACCAAAGTCTATATATAACGAGCTATTAAGAGATGGCATCTTAAGTAAATTTGCAAACTATATAAATCCTGAAAACTCATTTGGTGACAAAACAACAATATCTGATGATTTAGAAGAATATGTATATTCAAACATTGTTAAACGATTTATTATTGAAAACATAGCGATATATGGAATCCTTGGTAAAACCATGGAAACTGATTTTATTTCAGTAGATTCACCAGAAAAAATAAAAGACGGTGGGTATACATTACAGACTAATTTTGAAATAGAAGGGTATCAAAACGATGGTCTTAGTTTTAGATTAATATATAATAAAAAACAAGGCTATAAATATAATTTAAAGCTACATATTAAAATACAAGCATAACTGATGGCTATAAGTATTAAAGAAATATTTAAAAGTGACCTAGATCCTAATAACTATAATTGGTGGGCAAAAGATAAAGTTGATAAACTTAATTTTAATTTTGGTCAATTAATAAATGGAGGAATGCGAGGACCTATAGGTAAAACAGGTTTAAATGGTGGATCAGGAATAAAGGGTATTACTGGACCAATGGGAATAAGAGGCCCTGTCGGTGATATAGGCTTACCTGGGATCAGTGGTTACAAAACATGGGATAGATTAAACGTAAGTTCAGTCGTTGATAATGTAACTACAATTCATGATATACTTAGACCACATACTATAGAGTCAACTGACTTCTCACCTGCTAGTTTTGTAACAGGTGCTTTAAATAATGATCATGTATATAATAACGCTTTAAGTTTTAAACTTACGCCTTCTGTATTTTATGGATCTTCTACTAAAATTAATTTTAGCATAACCGATGAATCTAGTAATGGATCATCATTTAATTTAACTAAAACAGCAGACAACGCAATACTTAGCGTTGGTATTATTAATACTGAATATATTAGTAATTTAAATATTAAGTATGATTTAGATAATTTAACTAGTAACTTATATACACATAACGAGTTACACCTTGCAACATTCTCAAATTCTTTATTTAATACAATAACTCACGTTAAAACTAAAGATATTACAGTTGATTCAATAAAGTATAATACGGGAGCAGAAGAAGCTAATATATTGGTGTCAGCAGACTCTAATGGATACGCTGTTTGGAAAGATAAATCTGCTGTGTTTAACAATCTTCCAGTTGGATCTATTATTTCAATAGAACCTAGTACATTTAATTTAAATAATTTTGATTTAGATATTAATAATATTTCTAATGCAACCGGAGATTTATTAGAATTAACATATGGAAGAGGTAAAAATAATACTGATTTTGAAGGATGGTATATATGTAACGGTAAGAGATGGCAATACCAGGGTGCTCTTTTTTATGATGTTCCTAATTTAAATTCATTTAGTTATGATATTGAGTCTAATAATGGTGCTCAAGCTGCTTCCATAGGAGATCCAGTTAAAAATATTATAATTGGTGGATCAAATTTAACAGTAAATGCTGTTTATGACATTGGAATTGGAAGGTATAACGTATCTGGTAAAATAGAAGCAAGTGATTACGAAGAAGACGTAGATTTTGATATTGCTGCTGGTCAATCAATGGTTAGTAGTGGGATTCATATTATTAACTTAGGAAATTCATTTTTAAGTTGGAAGACTGTTGTCGAAGAGGTTTCTGGATTTACTCAAATTAATGCATCTGAACCATTTGATTCTTATTTTAAAGCTTGTAGATCTGCGGAAGATACTGTTTATCAATTAGGATCATATAATGGACAAAACTGGAGTAATAAGGAAGACACTTTTAACGGTGTTACTTTATTTGATGCAGATACAAATATAGCAACTTCTAATATATGGTATCAACAAGATGGTTTTGTTAGAAAATGGACTGGATCTATATTTACAACTTGTATCGAGTGTCCTGAGCAATATTTAATTAATTTAAAAACAGATAGCGACGTTTCCGAATTGAACTGGGAAGCTTCATCTAGACCAGTCGGTACTGACTTCGTAATAGAATCAGATAGTTTTGAAAATGCTACAAACTTAATAAAGATGGATGGTACTGCTGCGGATCCTGGATGGTATAGAGTTACAGATGTTAATTTAGATAGGTGGATTAGGAGATACTGGGACGGTGTTTTATTTGAGCCATACGGAATTATCGAGAACTACGTTAAATATTCTGGTGAATTTATTGCTTCTTCTGCGGTTGGAACAAGTACGTGTTCAGTTGGCGGAACTAAGCAGCATATTTATTATTCTACAGATGAACAAGGTGTAGAGAATACAAGTGGTATCTATTATTTAAGTACAATTGTAAGTGAAAATGGTAAGGTATTAGTTAATAAAATATGGTCAGACGTTAGTAATGGAAGCGGTCCTCTTTTACAAATAAAGAAACAAAACAAGCCAAATAGTGGCTCTACTTTTTCTTCGTTACTAGAGGATAACGAGCCTTCTGTTAGTAATAGGTCTAATATTAATAACGATAGCACACTAGGTCATACTGTAGCATGTTCTTAATATTACAACTATTTAAACAGAATATATAGACTATAATAAATAAAGATAAAAGTTAGAAATGGCAATTAATTTAAAGCAAATATCGATAATAGATACTGATAATATAAAACTGGATAAAGTTAATTATAATTTTGATCAATTAGTTGCTAATGGTGGAGGACCTAGAGGCTTACAAGGTATTAAAGGTATTATAGGTTTACGAGGTATTACAGGAGATATTGGACCTATTGGTTTACAAGGTTTACGAGGTGCACGAGGCGTTAAAGGATTAGATGGACAAGAGATATGGAAAATAAACACGTCATCAGATAACTCATCAAAAACTATATTGCCAATTCAGTCAGATGCTAATAATCCACCACCAAGTGTTCTTATAGGATATATGGCAGGTGATCCTGATTATGATTCTTATTTTATACAAAAATCAGCTCTTGTTTTAAATAGACATGAAACATTTTATAGTAATTTAGAATTAAAGTCCGATGGTGTCGATAATACATTTAGCTATAGATTAACAAAAAACGATGATGATACTAACAGTGTAATGGAAACTAGGTTTTCAGAAGAAGGTGGTATTTATAATCAATATGCAGAAAAATTCAATTGGTATATACCAAACAGTGTAGATTCTTTAATATCGTTAGATTATCAATCATTAGATGTAAATGTTAAATCTAATTTTGTAGATTTAACAGTTAAGGGTGATTTAATAATAAAAGGTCAAAATGCAGCTAAAGATAAAATAGCAGTATCAGGAGATGCCGATGGTACTGTTGTGTTTAAATCAATAAAAGAATTAGGAGGACTTATTCCAGTAGGTACTATTGTATCAGTGGATCCTGCTTTTTATAATGCAAATGATAATGAATTTTTTATAAATCAACAAGTGTTAGTTTCGCCAACAGACACCTCTTTAAATATAAGTATTGGTGCAGGAGTGAATACATTTAGTGGTTGGTATTTATGTAATGGTAAAACTTGGCAAATAATCGAAGAAAATGGCGATATATCAACTTATCCGACACCTGATTTAAATTCATTTTCATATAATATAGAAAACGATCCTAACAATAGAGATCCTAATAGCCAGGGATTTGCTTTTTATGAAAATAATGTGACTTCTATTATAGGAGGAGCTGATGTTGATATGGATGCAGACTTTGCTTCAGCTTCTTATAATATAAGCAGTACTGTGAATACATCTTCTCAATCAATATCGTCTGGATCTGGATCTGTATTTACTATAAAAAAATTACCACAAATAATATACATCGGAGTTCCTGATTTATATTGGCAAGATGCTGGTGTAAATGCTATAGATGAATTTTTTAGTGATGATTGGAACGGAAGCGTTACTAGCATGAATAGACTAGGAAGTGGATTATTAGTTTATGATGTTGGAAACGCAGTAAGTGTTACTTTAACAAGCTCTGAATCTGTAAACAATACCAAAAACACAATAAATAATATATCGATAGACATATCAATAGAAGTACCTGTTGGTCATTCAAATACAGGTAGTTTTGTATCAAAAACATTAAATGTATCACAACCTGGTGATGTAACAAATCCAAATACTCCTGTGTTATCAGGTCCTTTTGATTTAACTTCTACATCATATAAACTGACATGGACTTTATCAGATGATCCAGTAGGTATTAATGGATTTGTTGGTTCAGGAATATCTTC